CGTGACGGATCACGCGGCCGTACCGCCTCCCTCTTGTACATCGATGAGATCCGAGAGATTAGCGAGGAAGCCTTTAGAGCAGCTACACCTACAACTCGTGCTAAGCCGAACGCGCAGACACTCTTAACCTCTAATGCCGGGGACTCCTTTAGTACCGTACTTAATGATCTACGCGAGAGGGCTATGAGTTTTCCTCCTAAGACGTTTGGCTTTTACGAGTACTCAGCTCCTCAATTTGCTCAGATTACAGATCGTAATGCGTGGGCCATGGCTAATCCGGCACTCGGCTATACCGTCACAGAGGAAGCGTTAGAGGAAGCTGTAGCTACTCAGCCAATTGAAACTACAAAAACTGAATTGTTATGCCAATGGATAAGTTCGACCCAATCACCTTGGCCTCATATGGCGGTAGAGGATGCAGCCGATAAGGATCTAAAAATGTCGGTAGGGCCTCTTACGATATTTGCCTTTGACGTAAGCCCGAGTCGTAGAGATGGCTCGTTATGTATGGGCCAAGTACTCGATGATGGACGTATAGGCGTTGCAGTTTTAGAGATCTTTCATAGTGATGTCTCTATAGATGAGCTCTTTGTAGCTAATGCAATAGCCAAGTGGGCCAAGATTTACTATCCGAGACAAGTGGCCTACGACAAATATACGACCGCCTCTATCGCTAAGCGCCTTGAGGCTAACGGCATACAAGTCACAGATATCTCAGGCCAAAAAGGCTATCAAGCATCCGGCGATCTGTACGAGGCTCTAGCTAATAAGCGCTTAGTACATAGTGGGCAAGATGAGTTAGTGAGTCATATGGCTAATTGTGCAGCTAAAGAGTCAGACTCAAGCTGGCGTATCGTGCGCCGTAAATCCGCCGGGCCCGTAGATATTGCAATAAATTTATCCTTTATTGTGCACATCTTGGCTCAGCCAATGGGTCAGGCTCAGGTTTACAGTTAGAGACACGCCGAGAGTAATCGGATTTTATGCTTGACTTTTGGAGAAAATCGCCTCCATGGGAATACTCCAGACTCTAGGTTTTAAGTCAGCTGAAAAGCCAACTATCGAGGCCCAGTACGCACCTGCCGTAATGAGTACACAGTACGGTTACGGATCTTTTAATACTGGTAATACTTACGGCGTTAATGCAAGCGGTATAGATCGTAATTTTGCTTTACAGGTTGCCTCTGTAGCACGTTGTCGCAATTTAATTGCTGGAGTTATTTCAGGTATTGATCTAGCGCTATACAAAAAATCTACAGGCGAAAAGTTAGGCTCTCCTGTTTGGTTAGAGCAACCTGATCTACGACAGCCTCGCAGCGTAACTATTGCAGCTACCGTGGACAGCCTAATTTTTTATAATTGCGCGTACTGGAGAACGACCTCATTATATTCCGATGACGGACGACCTAGCGGCTTTGAGTGGGTAGCTAATAATCGAGTTACATACACGACTAATAAGTTTGGTACAGAGATAGAGGATTACTTTGTTGATGGTATTAAAGTACCTATGGGCGGTATCGGATCTCTTGTAACTTTCCAAGGTTTACTACCTGGTGTATTAGATACCGCAGGTACGACAATAAAGGCAGCTTACGACATACAAAAAGCGGCCGCTGTTAGTGCTAATACACCTATGGCTACAACAGTATTGAAAAATAATGGCGCAGATTTGCCAGAGGCGCAGGTACAAGGTTTATTAGCATCATGGAAAGCATCTCGAGCATCACGTAGTACGGCGTACTTAACTAGCACTCTTAGCGTAGAGAATATTGGTTTTAGTCCTAAAGACATGATGTATAACGAAGCATCTCAGTATCTAGCTACAGAGATCGCGCGTGCTATGAACGTCCCGGCTTATTACATAAGTGCAGATAACAATAACTCTATGACATATCAGAACGTACTAGATGGTCGTAAGGAATTTGTTGCTTACTCACTACAGCCATACATTTGTGCTATCGAGGATCGTTTGTCAATGAACGATATAACTAACTCTGCTAATCAAGTGCGATTTGCAGTCGATGACACTTTTCTACGTGCCGATGCAATGCAGCGCCTAGAGATTATAGAAAAAATGCTAACTCTAGATTTAATCGATGTAAACCAAGCTCGTCAAATGGAGCAACTAACACCGCTAGGAGATACAAGTGCTACTAACGTTTAGTCAAGAGATACAAGCTGCCGACGTAGAGCGCCGCATCGTATCGGGCCTTATCGCGCCGTATAACGAGATCGGCCATACAAGCGCCGGGCCAATTATGTTTGAGCGCGGCTCACTTACTTATGCGGATGCAACAAAAATTAAGTTACTGATGCAGCATCAACAGGATAAGCCTGTAGGTCGCGCAATCTCTTTTAGTGACTCTACAGAAGGCGTATATGGATCCTTTAAGTTATCGAGCAGCACTCGGGGACAAGATGCGCTCGTATTAGCTCAGGAAAACCTAGTAAGCGGCTTATCCGTAGGGGTCGATGTTATGTCCTCTAAGCCAATGGGCGATTACCTGTTAGTAACGGCGGCGGTCCTCAAAGAGGTAAGCCTCGTAGAGAGTGCGGCCTTTTCAAGCGCATCCGTAACTGATATTGCAGCGGCTCGGGCCGAGCTAATTGCTGCGACTAGCACAAAAGAAACAACGATCCATACGACAATCGTAGAGATCGAAACCGAAACCGAAAGCGAGGAAGCTGTGACTACAGCCCCCGAAAATATACCGGAGACTCCGGCCGAAGTATCTGCGGAGGCTGCACCCGTTGAAGCAGCTCGCAAAATCATCCGACCATCTGTACTCGACTCTCAAAGAGTACGTACACCAATTACATCTATGGGTGCTTACACAGAGCATAAGATTAAAGCAGCCCTCGGTAACGAGGACTCTAAGCTCTACGTAACAGCTGCCGATGACAGCTTCTCTACTAACCCTGCATTTTCACCTACACAGTACTTATCCGAGTTTCCAACTAATACACGTTTTGGTACACCTGCTATCGATGCTTGTTCTCGTGGAACTCTACCTGCAAGCGGTATGACAATTAACGTACCGTCTCTTGTTACATCTGCTGGTGGACAGTCAGGCGTTGCACCTGTTGTAACCGTTGAAGCTGAGGCCGGAGCTGTTGCTAATACAGGTATGGTTACAGAATATTTAACTGGCACAATTAACAAATATTCAGGTATGAATACGCTCAGCGTAGAATTACTAGAGCGCTCAGATCCTAATTTTTATGCAGAGCTAACTACTCAACTACAAAATGCTTATCTAAAAACACTCGATACAACTGTCCTAGCGGCTCTAATTACAGCTGGTTCCGTTGCTACAACTGCTCAAGCTGCTACATCCGCAGGAATTATTGGCTACACATCCGAGGCCGCTCGCCTTGTTTATGAAGCTACAGGTTATTTTGCTAATAACTACATTGCTAACGGATCACAATGGCAGCTATTACTAGGCGCATCTGATACAACTGGTCGCCCAATTTACTCAGCATCTCAGCCAATGAACGCCGCCGGGCTAACTCAGCCGGGATCAATCCGAGGCAACGTCCTTGGCCTAGATCTCTATGTAGATAAGAACTTCGCAGCGACTACAACAGTCGATGACTCAGCCATCATTTTGGCACCTGAGGCCTTTACTGTTTACCAGTCACCTACAGCGTATATGTCTGTAAATGTTGTAAGCAACCTACAGGTACAGGTAGCGATCTATGGCTATATGGCAACTATCGCCAAGATGCCTAAGGGAATTATCCGCTACAACTTCACCTAAGCAATAACCCTAATAGTCGGTAGGGCTCTTAGCCCTTTGAGCCCTACCGGCCCTATTAAGTAAAGGAGTAGACAAGTGCCTGCTACATACGTCACCGAGGCAGAGTTAAGAGCTAACCTCGGGATCGAAAATCTGTATAGCTCAGATATCGTTGAGACATGCTGTCAGGCTGCCCAAGATTTACTTAATCAATTTTTATGGTTTGACTCTGCCCCTGTCGTAGGTACAGCGCTACAAAATAACGTAGCTACAGTTATGGTTGCTAACCCTGCAATCTTTAGTACTGGCGACTCTGTAACCTTGAGTGGGTGCGGCTCAACCTTTAACGGCACCTATACGATTACCGGGACAATCCCATGGAGTGCCGGGACGGCTACTCAGTTTCCATCTATAGCTTTTAATGCCTACGCTTTTAATTATCCTAAAGGCTACAGCTTTATCCAATTTACTAAGGTAGCGGCTAACGCTAATTTTACACGAGTGCTTCCTTATGGCTCAGCCGTAGGCGCAGACACAAAGACAAACACTTACGCGACTACTCCGGCCGTACGTGAGGCCGCAATGATTTTGGCCGTAGATATTTTTCAAGCGCGCCAAGTCTCACAGACTGGCGGCGTAAGCATTGATGGATTTAGCCCGAGCCCCTACCGTTTGGGTAATAGCATGATCGGCAAAATCCGTGGCCTCTTAGCCGGGTACCAAAATCCCGGGAGCATGTGCGGATAATGACAGCTGCCATTACAACTCTTAGAGCCACCATAGCGGCGGCTTTAGATGAACCTGCCTCTTGGAATACATACAGCTACCCTCCGGCGACTATTACCGCTAACTCTGTCATGGTTGCACCTAACGATCCATATATAACACCTAGCAATAATACAAATGCCGGGATCGCGCCTTTAGCCAATTTTAAGATTATTTTTACTGTACCGATGTTTGATAATCAAGGCAACTTACAAGGTATAGAAACTTTAGCCGTAGCTGTATTTAACAAGTTAGCATCCTCGGCAATCGTAATGAATATTGCAGCTATGAGCGCTCCTAGCGTACTAGAGGTACAAAGCGGATCACTCCTAACGGCATCTTTTGATATCCAAATACTAACGAGCTGGAGTTAAGCATGAGCCTAACAGACGAAGATATTGCCTTTCTTATCAAGATAGGGCAGATCACAGAAGCACCAAAAAAAGAAACAAAAACAAAAGACACATCTACAGATAAAACCGAGGAGTAAAAAATGGCAGTCTATTTATCAAATGGTGTCGTGGTCACGCTGAACTCAGTAGCTCTATCAGATCACGTTACTAGCGCAACAATTAACCGAGTATTTGATGAGCTCGAAGTAACAGCTATGGGCGATACAGCTCATAAGTTTGTTAAGGGCTTGGAAGCAAGCACTATTTCGCTCGACTTCCTATCAGATACAGCGGCAGCTAACGTAAACGCAACGCTTCAAGCAGCTTGGGGTACAACAGTAGCTCTAACTCTCAAGCAAACAAGCGCAGCGGTATCGGCTACTAACCCTCTGTATAGCACAACAATCCTAGTAAATAACACTACAGACATTAACGGCGCTGTCGCAGATATCGCTACTCAGTCAATTACCTTTACCTGCAACTCTGCAATCGTAATTACTACTTCTTAATAAAAAGAAAAGGGGCTAACAAATGGCACGACTCAAAATAACAAGGGCTACTGGCGAAGTAACCGAGCACCAAATATCGCCAAGAATTGAGTACGCCTTTGAGTTATACGCAAAAAAAGGTTTTCACAAAGCCTTTAGAGATGACGAGAAGCAATCAGATGTGTACTGGCTGGCTTGGGAGTGCTTACGTACATCCGGCGAAACTGTACCGATGTTTGGGGCAGAGTTTTTAGATACCTTGGCTAAGGTCGAGGTACTAGACGATCTACCTTTAGCTTAGGGCGCGGCTCTGTAACCTACTTAATAGCTCAGCTAGCAATTAGGTTGCAGGTCGCGCCTCAAGCGATACTCGATTTAGATACCGAGATGTTTAAGACTTTAATACAAGTGCTTAACGATCAAGCGAAAGAGGCGCAAAATGCCCGTACAACTAGACGGCGTTAAAGAGACTCTACGCGCATTACGTAAGATCGATCCCGAGCTACTTAAAGAGATGAATAAAGAGATTAAAGGCGTAATGATCCCGATCCGTGATAAGGCTCGAGGTTATGCACCGTCTCCTGTACCGGGTAATTTGTACAACTGGAACGAGGGCACAAAGGGCCGTAAGATCACAGCTCGTAACTCGGCTTTTAGGACTCTTAACACAGAGGGCCGCTTACGCATGTTTCCTCTTTACGATGCAGCGGCAGCTAGTAAAGGCGTGTACTACACAGCTGCGCCGAGCCGCCGTAATAAAAACGGATGGAGCTCTCAATACATAGTAGCTAACGCCTCGGCTAGTGGATCAATCTATGAAACAGCTGGCCGCAAAAACCCGGGCGGAGACTCAAAGAGCCGCTCTAATAACCCGGGCGCCGGCGCTAATTTTATTAGTCGTATGGGCCCTCTATACGGTGAGGGCAATAGTCGCGGCCGCATGATCTTTAGAGCGTGGGCCGAGGATCAAGGCAAGGCCTCAGCTGCCGTAGTAAGAGCTTTAGAAAACACAATAGCCGCTTTTAATCAAGGCCGATACGGTAAGGCTGCCTAATGAA